GCGATACCTGGGAGTGGGATGAAACTTCTGAAACTCGTAAAGCAATTACAAAATTGCAAATCAATATTGACGAGCGTATCCGTCAGTTAGAAAAAGACGCACCTGATTACGGAGTTGGAAAATGAAATTACTCACACTTGAAGATTATCAAAAAGCAGGTGAAACATTTTGGCCTAAGTATTGGTATGTTGCTAAAGAACTTGGGGAGGATGCCAAACCTGAACAGGTTCTCAAAGTAATGGAAGCAGTTGGTGGACTTGCACTCAAACTCGCACTAGAAGAAAAAGAAGGTCCATTTGGATTTAATAAAAAATCAGATACGGAGGAGTGTGATGCCTAGTTATAGTGTAATAAATAAGGTCACTGGTGAGAAAAAAGAATTCACCATGACCATGACGGAGTATACTAAATGGCGAGAAGAAAATCCTGATTGGGATAAAGACTGGCAGGCAGGTGTCGCAGGCACAACCTACGGCACACCTAAACAGTCTGATGGATTCAAGGAAGTAATGTCCAAGGTCCAAAAAGCACACCCGCGAGCAAACCTAAGTAGATTTACTTAATATGGCAAGAGCAAGAAAAAAAACTGGTACTCCACAAACATATCCTAATGGTATGAGTGCGAAGCAAATGAAGAGGAAAAAACCCATTGACTCTTCATACATGGTGCCTATTAGTCCGTTGACGCCAAATCAAGAAACTGTATTTGATCAGTTTGGTTTAGGTCAGAATTTACTGTTGCATGGTGCTGCTGGTACGGGTAAAACTTTTATTACTTTGTATCTTGCATTGCAAGAGGTACTTGACGAAAACACACCGTATGATAAAATATACATTGTGAGATCTCTGGTTCCTACCAGAGAGATTGGTTTCCTTCCTGGAGATCATGAAGATAAATCTGCACTGTATCAAATTCCATATAAAAATATGGTTCGATATATGTTCAGTATGCCTGATGACAATTCGTTTGATATGCTTTATGACAACCTTAGAGCGCAAGAAACTATTTCGTTTTGGTCTACTTCTTTTATCCGTGGAGTTACTCTTGATAACGCTATTGTTCTTGTCGATGAATTCAGTAATTTAAATTTTCATGAACTAGACTCTATTGTCACTCGTGTTGGTGAAGATTCTAAAATTATGTTCTGTGGTGATATCACTCAGACCGATCTTGTTAAAGAGAATGAAAAGTCTGGTATTGCAGACTTTATTAAAATTCTACAGAATATGCGTGAGTTTACTTGCGTAGAGTTTGGTATTGAAGATATTGTTCGTTCTGGTTTAGTTAAATCTTATCTACTTGCAAAATATAACTTAGGATTTTAATGTTTAATTTTATCGATGTCAATCTCCACGAACATGTGGATGTTGAACCTGTGAATCGTGATGGTACTAGATTTTATCCTATCCCTGGAGCAGATAAATACTATCCAAGTGTTACCTCAGTCACATCGTTCAAAAACGCTCAGTTCTTCAAAAAATGGAGAGCTAAAATTGGTGAAGAAGAGGCAAATCGCATCACATCTAGAGCAACACAAAGAGGCACTGCCTTTCACGCGCTCGCAGAAGACTATTTCAAAGGTGAAGTAGACATCGATAGATACTTGGAAAATAATCCATTATCTGTTAGAATGTTCCAGTCAGCCAAATCTACGCTGAATCGGATCAATAACATTCATTGCCTAGAGACTTTTTTGTTCTCTCATTATCTAGGTCTTGCTGGTCGTGTTGACTGTATTGCAGAGTTCGACGGCGAACTAGCTGTGATCGATTTTAAAACTTCAATTAAGGAAAAAAAGGAATCGTATATCGAGCACTATTTTGTGCAAGAGACTGCATATGCAGCGATGTTCCTTGAGCGTTCGGGTATCGAGGTAAAGAAAATTGTCACACTTATCGCCACTGAAGAGGGAACTATTCAAATCTTTCAGAAGTACAATCTTGATGACTATTTACAGTTACTTAAATCCTATATCGAAGAATTCGTCCGGAGTAAAAATGCCTAAAAAGGATGTTCAGGATAAGTTTCTAAATTCCATGAAATTTTCTCAGGAGATTGAGTCTCTTGTAAAAAGTAGTAATGGAATGATTACATACATTGAAGCAGTAGTAACCTACTGTCAAGAAAATGAAATTGAAATCGAAACAGTTCCTAAACTTTTATCTAAACCCCTCAAAGAAAGGTTGCGTCACGAAGCAATGCGCTTAAACTACATGAAAAAATCATCTAAAGGGGTTCTACCACTGTGACCGGATTTGAAGTGTACAAAATGTACCTTGCATTAAAACAACACTTCACTAGAGAAAATTACGATTATCACACTTACAATGGACAAGTACGCGCTAGCGAAACTTCATTTGATCAGCGTCGTGATCGGTATTTTTTCAAAAAATTAGCGACAAAGTATGATAGGGGAGAACTTCTCAATTACTTTGTCGCTAATTTTATTATAGATCCAAAAGGATATATTAAAAGTTTTAGTGATCGAAATTATGAGCAATGGAAATCAAATAATGAATCTTTGACTTATAAATTAAGAGAGGATGTATGCCTTCTCCTCAACGCATACGAATCACCATATCAAGATAAATTTGATAAAATATTCAATATTAGAGAAAATCAACATCCCCCCGTATTAAAGCAATACCTTGCAGGAGATATCTGTTTAGAAACACTGGTAATTTTTGAAAAGTGTTTAGGATATGTATCTAACTTTGATTCCCACTTAAATGATCCTATTTGGAAAGAAGTGCGACACAGAGTTATAAAATATAAACCATTTCTTCAGGGCGATTGTGATAAGTACAGACAAGCAATTTTAACATCGATAAGGACAAAACTATGAGTTTTTTTCAATCGGAACAGGTCCAAAATAATTTACAAGATATTTTTGAGACATATCAACAAATTTCTTCTATGACGACAATGCTTCCCTCTATGAGTAAGCAAGAAAAATTAGATCATATTGAATCATGTAAGGGTTTGATCGACAAACAGAAAACTTTTTATGGTAGACTATGCCTTGCTGCATCGGAAGATTCTGAAGCAGCAGATATGAAAACTAGAATCAATGCTCTATCAAATGCATTTGGATATAAGGATCTTGCTGAGTGTATGGATGCTATGATCAGCACACTTGAACACGCAGCGAGTCGAGAGACTTGACACCACCTACATAGTATGCTACGATTATCCAGTAGCAAACACACAAAACACACAATTAATACGGAGAATACGAACATGTCTTTTGCATCTCTCAAAAAAGCGTCTTCTGGCAGTTCTTTTGCTAGACTGACAAAGGAGATCGAAAAACTCAATCAACCCGCCGCAGGAGGTCCTGATGAGCGGTTCTGGAAACCTGAGATGGACAAGTCTGGTAACGGATTTGCTATCATTCGTTTCCTTCCTGCCCCTGATAGTGAGGAAATGCCTTTTGCAAAGGTATGGAGTCACGCCTTTAAGGGTCCTGGTGGGCAGTGGTACATCGAGAACTCTTTGACCACCATCGGCAAGGATGATCCTGTCGGTGAACTGAACCGCGAACTGTGGAACAGTGGTCGTGAGTCAGATAAGGCAATTGCTCGCGCTCAAAAGCGTAAACTGTCATATTACAGCAACATCTATGTCGTGAGTGATCCTGCTCACCCCGAAAACGAAGGTAAAGTCTTCCTGTATAAGTACGGTAAGAAAATCTTTGACAAACTTGTAGAAGCAATGCAACCAGCATTTGCAGACGAGACTCCTCTCGATCCTTTCAATCTTTGGAAAGGTGCCGACTTCAAGGTTAAAATTCGTAAAGTCGAAGGATATTGGAACTACGATAAGTCTGAGTTTGCTTCCCCTGGCACACTTGGAAACTTTGATGATGATAAACTGGAATCTATTTGGAAACAGTGTTACTCTCTTGCAGAGTTTGAAGCACTTAAGAACTTTAAATCCTATGAGGATCTAAAGAAGCGTCTGGATATGGTGCTCGGTAAAACTGCTCCTGCTCCTCGCGTTGTTGATGAGTCTGAAGAAGCAGTATTTGATACTCCCGTTGGTGGTGGGTTCAATGATGCAGACATCACTGGTCTTCGTGAAAGTGCAGTTGCTGCATCTCCTGTAGAAGATGAAGATGATACTCTGTCTTACTTCGCTAAACTTGCTGAAGAGGACTGATCACAAACTGGCACAAGGGGGGTGGTTATCACCCCTTTTTTGTTGTATAATTAATACATAACAAACAAGGTCACTATGAAACTCGCACTTGCAGCATTCCTCCTGTTCAGTTCGGTTGCACCTGCAACTCAAGCATATGAATCTCAAGGCGGGTATGCTCGTGAACAGAAATGCTATAAGAAAGTATATCGCGAAAAATATATTCCTGGTACTATGAACAGTCCTGGTTATGTTAAGTCTTACAAAAAGAGGGTAAAAGTTCCTTGCGAGAATTATAACGGAGGAATCTACATGCCTCAGTCTACTCCTCGTTCTTTCCCTAGGTACGAAAATCGATATCCTAACAGGAGTTATACAGACGATAATTCTTGTGTTGAAGGATCAATTTTAGGTGGTATTGCAGGTGCAGGTGCAGGTGCTGCACTGTCTCGTGGCGACGGTCGCTGGTGGGCAATCCCCCTAGGTATCGTGGGTGGTAGCATGGTTGGATGTCAAATTGATGGAGGTTGATTGTGGCTATAGGACACCGATTTAAAAAACTACCCCCACCACCAAACTACATAACACAAGAAGAATGTCAAGAAATGATTGATGATGCAATACGAAGACATAATCGTAATGCTGGAATCATCAGTATGTTTGTTGGGTTTTTTGTTCTTGGACTTTTTAGCGAAGGACTTTTAAGATTGATTGGAGTGGTTCCTCCATTACTGCCTTGGTTAAAAATTACACTTTAAGTAAATTAGTATCCACCACCATATCCACCGCCATATCCACC